TTGAATGGTCCTCTCAATCTGAGCATTTTGAAGACGGTGCTTGTGAACGCAAATGGTCTAGCTTTGAACGACTGCCTGGTGGTCCAAACCCTGATGGTGCCAGGGGTTTAAAGACCCTTCGGGCTAAAGCAAAAGAAGATGGTTACATTGATATGGGAGGATTTGTTGTTCCTTCCATTGATACCATCAGGAAACGGGCAGGCCTTGATGATGAAGGTGCTGCTGACCACGATGAAAGCAACCTGTTTGCTGAGATCTTTGGTGGTGCAGAGATGCCAGAAGATCTCTTTGGTGATGATGGTGAGCTAGACGTTGTTCGAATTCCAGGTCAACCATCTCTGCCAGGGGGTAAAAAGCAGAAGGGGGCAACACGTAATCCGCCTGCTTCTGAAATTGCTAACTTCATCTCACCCATGTTCAATAAGAATGGGTGGCGATATGACCCTAGGTTTGATAGGTTTATGAAGTATGACCGCCAGCGCGGTGTGTGGAATGAACAAGATCATACGAAAGATTTTAAGCATGAGGTCCAGTTTGTCCTCGGAAACGTTTCTCTCCCTGGCGGGTACACTTCTCATCTCGTTAATGATGTGTGTGCTCTGTTGGAGGGGCACCTCACCGAGTACCAATGGAATGATGATCCCTCGCGTCTTGCATTCCGTAACGGTGTCTACGATCTGGATACCAAAGAATTTTTAGAGCACGATTCAGATCACTTCATTATTTGGGGTCTGGATATTGATTACATTCCAGAGGCTGATCCAGGTCCTATTACCGAGTGGCTCTATCGCACTCAATACGGTGATGAGGCCAGGGTGAATGTACTGCGGGCATGGCTTAGGGCGTGTCTCGTGGGACGTGGTAACGAGATTCAACGCTTTTTTGAAGTGATCGGTCCAGGTGGTCGCGGTAAGTCCACCTTTGCCAACCTCTGCTGTGCCCTTGTTGGTAGTGGGAACTACGCTAGTACAACCCTCAACCAGCTGGAGCAAAGCCGCTTTGAGCTGTCCTCGATCAAGGGCAAGCGGCTGACGCTGATCAATGATTCTGAGCGTTATGGCGGTTCTGCCCAGACCTTTAAGGCGCTGACTGGCGGTGACTCGCTGCGCTACGAGGAGAAGCTGAAGCCTATTGGTGAACCATTTGTGTACACCGGTATGGTCATGGTGGTTGCTAATGAACCAATTCAAACCACGGATAACACCAGTGGTTTAAGCCGCAGGCGCTTAACAATTGAGTTCAATAGGCCCTTATATGACCGCAATAGTGAAGCCAAGGACATGATCAAGATTGAACATGGCCGGGTCTCTGGTATCTGGAAAGATTACCTGCCGGGTCTTGTGAACTGGGTTATGGAAATGGATGAGCAAACTATGAGGCAGTATCTGTTGGATACCAATGAAATGGTGCCAGCACTGCGCCGTGTTCGTAATAACATCCTTCTCAATAGCAATAACCTGATTGAATGGTTGCAATCAGAAGTTGTGCAGGCAGAGCATGTTACTGCTGTTGGTAAGAAGATTCCAAACGGTAATAAGGAAAGTAATGAGCGTTATGTCAACAGTAACTATCACCTATATCCCAGCTACTGTGAATATTGTGACGCCACGGGATCTAAAGCCGTGGGTCAGAAACGATTCATCAACTTGCTGCTTGATTGCTGCAAGAACCAGCTGGGATTAGATGAGGTTCGTACCTTCAGTAAAGGTGGTAAGCCCTTTGTGAAAGGGCTTGCTATCCGTAACTCTGATCAGAAGTTTAAGGATCTTCCTACCATCCTTCCTGAAGGTAATGAACTATAGAAATAGTAAAGAGTAGAACTACTGCGGCTTAGGCGGCCACTGTACGTTCCAGGGGAAACCTTCTTGTTGCGGCACCATGCGAAGCGTTTCGCGGTAGAGCGCCCAAGCACCTTTGCCGTCAGGATTCAGCGGGCTGTCTTCCAGCTGGGTCCAATCACATTCGGCTAGATGGCGGTTGCGATCTTCTCGGACAGCCTTGCTCTGTTCTGCGTCTTTGGCGAAACAGTATGCCTCGTACTGCTCAGCGGCGGTATGTACCACGCCTTGGTCGTCGGTGTAGTCCTGGAAGACAGGACCGGCGATGTAGTGCGTAAACCACTGCCCGTTCACCTCGACCACGCCATCACGCTGGCTGTACTGATAGGGCGGCACGGTGGTGGCTTGTGGGCCTTCCAGCACGGGGTCGTAGCCGAAATCGCTGATGATCTCAGCGGTCAGCTGCGGCGGGAAACTGGTGTTCGGATTGTCGGAGCGGAATTGGCTGTCGGTGATGACGGCGCCGGTGGTGCGGTTGCGGAGTTCCATGGTGATCAGGCAATAGCGAGGCCGATATAAGTAGCCCCGTTGACGTTGGCGTTAGCCGTGGCTTCTTGATTGACGACAAAGCCGCTGTTGTCTGGATCAATCCAATCCAGCGTGGTGACTTCTGCGGCAGTGCTGTTGAGATAAAGCAGTGGATCGTTGCCGGAGACGATGCCGCGAGCGGTGTCAGCGACTAACCAGTTGCCCGTTGAATCCGTCCTCTTTATGAGTACGAACTTTGCACCGGCAGTAAAGCCACAGTTAATCGTTTGACTGGTGCCGTTGCCGGTAAAACTGAAGCACTTGCTCACGCCGGGGCAGGAGGCGAAGAGGTAGGCGATGTAAGTGCCAGAGGAAACATTGACACTATTTGCAGTCCCAACAGTGAATACACTAGAAGTAGGAGCAGTATTATTCCATCTGGTAGACGATGCTTGAGACGCATCGGTGCCAAATAGCAAAAAGTTAGTCGCGCCCGTGGCCGCACTGTACACAGTCCAGTCATTTCCTACATCCCTTCGCCTAACAATCATCAACTCCGGCGCCACGCCGAGGTTATGGCTCACCGTGCGGGCTGATCCCGTGCCGGTGTAACAAACGGCGTCGAAGTAGCCGGGGGCGCGGCGGAAGTTCCAGTTGACATAAGTTAAAGACGATCCATTAAATCCGCTTCCTGTGTATTTAATTCCGACCATCGTATCCCAAGCCACAGAAGAGCTGAATTCTTGATCTGTGGAACTTGAATCCAAGTAATTTACGCCTGTCATACGCGCATTCCACGCAGCACCGCCGGCACCATCTCTGCGTTTATTAACGGCAACATCAGTAAGAACTGAAGATCCTGCTGTAGTAGCAGAGCCAGTGCCGGTACGAGCTACAACCTCAAACACCTTCGTGGCATCGGTGGGCGTCTTCATCGGCCCACGGCGAATGGCGATGTAGATGTAGGTCTCGCCAGAGTAATTAGTATCAAAGCCAGCAGCAGTTAATGTAAATCCTGTGGGGTTGAGCTGCGCCTTGTTCGATGAGCTTGTAAAAAAACTTTCGGTATTAGAAGAGTTTGCTGCCAAAACAGGCATCCAGGGTGACACAGAAGGATTTATGATGCCTCGCATGTTGTCTATTATCGCCCATTCAGCACTTCCGGACGAACGCTTGATCAATAGCCATTGCGGCTCCCAGCCAAGGTTTATCTCATTGGTTGAGCCATTACCCGTATAGCTCCCACATTTCACCACACTGTCATTGCCGCTATCGCCAAACCCGCCAGCGTCGTGCGCGAACAGGTAGGCGACGTAGGTGCCGCCGGAGGCGTTCACAGTGGCATCAGTGCCAAGACTGAAGACGGTGCTGGTTGGGGTGGTGCTATTCCAGCGAGTTGTGCCTGTTGCTTTGGCTGCAGTGCTGTTGAGCACCATGTATTCAGTGTTGGCGAGGCTACGGTGATAAACCTGCCAGTCGCCTGTGGTGTCTGTTCGCTTAACAATGATGCACCCAGGCACGCTGCCAAGGTTGTGAGCAATGGTGCGGTTGCTGCCGTTGCCTGTCCACGTCACCACATCAAAGAACTTGGCCTGCTCGCGGAAGGTCCAAGAGGCGTATTTGCGTGTATCTGAATTGATGTTTACGGTGGCTTCAACGCCTAGCGTAAATCCATCACTATTAAACGAGGTAAAGTCCGTTGTTGTAGTCGCTTGAGCGGATGTTGCGTCAGTTGACAGTGACTTGTTGTAGCCCCTGACTGTATCAAAAAGTCTGTGCGGTACACCTAGGTCACGATTTTTTATCCAAACCAGACCCCCCTTCCCGCTCAGATCAATCCCATTCGTAATCGTCTGCGTGCTGTTGTTGCCGGTGTAGAGCCAGGTGCTGAAGACATCTTCAATGTAAGTCTTTGCTGCACTTGCTGCACCAGCAGCACCCATCTGTAGTAACCGAGATATAGGATCCATCGTTTATCAGTTCGTGTAATTGATCAGGCTAGAAGCACGCCAGCGAGTGCCACCATCATCGGTAACAAACATAAAGAGGTGTGTTTTACCGGTGGTCAAGGTTGGTGCTACGCCACCAGGCCACTCTACACCACTGAACCAGGTGATCGTTCCACTGGTGTGTGTTAATTCTAGTGTAAATGCAAATGCACGAGAAGAAGGTACATTACTAACAGTAAATGTACTGTTGCCGTTAATTGTTTTAGTAAAGTAATTACCAGCAGAGCAATCAATATCTAGGGCTGCAACAGCGACAATATTGTTATCGTATGCACCAGTAAGCTGCATTCGACCAGCAGCTGTTAAACGCATCCGCTCCGTTGGGCTGCTTGTTCCATCTGCGGTTGTGAGGAAGACCAACCTGCCCGGCATGTCATTCGCTGAGGGGGTGCCGTCTACCACGGCTCTGATCTGAGCGCCACGAACCATGTTCGTGCCATCTGCGCCTTCAAAATTTATTTCACCAAAATCATCCCCATCGGCAACGATTGTATTTGATCCAACCGCAGTTCCTCTTGACTTAGAGATGACAATTCCACATGGAGCAGTATTGTTAGAGTTTCTAGTAATTGACAGAAAGCTTGTATCTGCACTTGTGCCCTCAATTTGAAAAACAGCCGTTCTAGCTCCAACATTAAAGTTTGCCCTTGCACTACTCGTCCCCACCAGCAGGCGACCCGAACTGTCGAGGCGGGCTTTTTCGCTGCCTGCCGGTTCAAACGTAATCGCTGTGCCTGTTTTGGATCGTAAACCCAAAACAGTTCCGCCATAAACTAAGTGATCACCATTGGTTCCCCTGTCACTATTTCCAAGTCTTAATGCAACATAACCACCCGCATCTGAGTTGTTTAGGAAAACGCCGCTCTCTGCTGCTTGGTTTTTCTCAACATGAAGAACGGCCTGCGGTGCCGTGGTGCCGATGCCGACGTTGCCAGTTGATGTGATGCGCAGGCGTTCAAAAGCGGCGGATCCGTCTCTTGTGTTTATAAAGAAATGCGAAGACCAGTTAGTTGGACTGGTGTATTGAGTTACTGATGCAGTCAGTTCTGCACCTGGCTCAAACGCGGTTCCACCATATGCTTGAAATGGTATGTATCCAATGTTGTCGCCTGTCTGTACTGCAGAGAGACTGCTCAAAGAGCCACGTGCTTTGCGAAAAATAATTGACGTAGCGTTTATTGCATCGGCAGCCTTAATTGCAGTAAAGCTGCTCCCTGATGTTGTATTTGTTGCCGCTAAGTAGCCAAGGCTGACCGTCCCTCCTCCAATGTCAGTAGGTGAGCCTTGGCGTACAACGCCACTCGCATCAACAAACAACCGCCCCGTGCCAGCCGTGCTGATTGCTACTTGGTCTGCACCAGGGGAGTAGATGCCGGTGTTGGTGTCGCCAGTGAAGGAAATAGTGGGGCTACTTGCGCTTCCTGCGCTGAATTGAATAGAGGAAGCCTTACCGTCAAGAAGCTGGGCTTTTGTTTGCGACATCTAACTGGCTAATCGTTGTCCTTACTTATCATTTTACAGTCTTTACATTTCTTGCACCAGGTTTTATCGCCAGGAATGACCTCAGTTCCATATTCAAAGTCATCGTAATCTGGTTGATTACGAATCCAACGTGCAAACTCTTCAATGTATTTTTTGATGAGTTGTGTTGGCATAATCAAAGAAAACCAGGTAGTTGTGGGCCTTTAGGTCCAGGAGCTTTTAGTGGTTTAAACCCGCGTTCAATTAATTGATCCATGTAAGGAGAATCAAGATGCGGGGTTTTAAGAATTGCGTTAGGCGGGGAATAACGAATTGTGCGTGCAACTAATGGGCCATCTTGTTCTTGTCCGTAATCAGTGCGAAAACTTTGTTCAGGAATATCAGTACCAGCTTGTTGATAACTCTGGAAACCTTTTAGATACTCACGTAAAAAGCCAACGCTATCACCACCATTTGCCATTGCCGTAGGGAAATCGTTATCCATCATCATGATCAGAGTTCTTTTTGTAGTTCAGCAAGAGCACGCCGACGTTCCAATAAGCTACCGGCTAGGTTATTTGTTTGATATTTTTGAGTTCCTCCTTTATCAGCTTCCTTAATGGCAGCATCCGCTTTACGAGAGAACCAATTTAATGGATTTAAAAAGTTAAGGTCAGCTACTTCAGCAATTTGATTTGAGTTTTTTTGCATGTATTGAGCCAGGAAGTCGGCTCCGGTTTCTTGAGGTGCATTAAGGTCCTCTTCATGCATTGGAAAATTCATCACAAACCTCCAATGAATGCTTGAACTCGGTTACGCACAGGAAGGCGGACAGTGGTTGCCATGTCAGCTTGACCTGCAGTAGCTGCTTGTTGTGCAGCTTGTTCTGCCAAAGGGTTTAAAGTTTCCATGGTTGGACCCATCTCACCTTGTGCTCGGGTGCCTAGATCACCCATCTGAATCTCCTCTACTGGAGCAGATGCTCCAGCAAAGCCCTTGGTTTCAGGGAATGTTGCGGCTAATAAAGGATTGTAAGCACCGATAGCACCGCCAGCTTGTGCCATTGGAGTTTTGTTATATTTCTCTATCCAGATCTTCATACCAAGATCTTCTGCTTCTGCAGCTTTTTGTTGCTTAATTAGGTTCTGGTACTGCGCCATCTGAGACTTGTACTCATCTCCTTGAGAACGGTCAATAGTGCCGCCAGGGGCCAGACCTTTCACAATAACACCGGGTTGAACGGTTCCAGCAGGGATGACAGCAGGTTGTGTTGCAGGAATAAAAGGTTCAACAACACTGCCAGGAGGCAGCACGCGGCCAAGTAGGGATGGATCTGCTTGTGCAGCGGGCATTGTTTGTGCGTTAGCACCCCGGCCTGCAAAGAATGGGCCACCACCAAATAAGAAATTTGCACCAGGAAATGTAGGCGTCCAGTTAGCTTTTGGTGCACGCTTTGAACCGCGCTGACCACCTTGGTACGGCATTGTTTATAAGAAATCCTTTCTTACAATAGTAACACCGGGACACAGGATCTACCAATGCAGGTTATTCAAACCTTTCCAAAGGGTACAACTATTGAATTAGGCGAAGATCGACACAATAACCAGGTGCACAGAGTTTGTACGCCAGGGGGATCTATGTGTCGATATGTTGAACCTTACCATTGCGCATTGGTTTATGCTGAGCAGTTCGAGGAATTCTATTCAATTGCTCCTGAGGGTTCTTGATAACGTAGTTGAGACATACAAATGTACTGCTGAGAGTCCGCTGAAACCGCTTGGGGCGCAAGGGTTCTCAGCAATGCCAAAAGAACAGACTTAAACCTCCGTTTTAAGGGGGTATTTTTCTTAACGCAAGAGAAATAGGGGTAAGTGTCCGTCCGTTCGGTGTAACAGTACGAACAGTTCTGCTGGTAGTGGCGGGATGAACGTAGATAAGCGTTCCCCTATTCCTCTTTCTCTAAAGAGAAACAAGGGCAAAAATGGAGGTTTATGTCCGTTCTTTTTGATTCCTTCAAAACCCTTGACAGCACTGGCTAGTCGCGGCTACGGTTGAGTTGACGCATCTACCCCTCTATGAATTACAAGCAGTTTTTTGCTGATCTGTACTTCACAGAAGAAGATATTGTTAATTTTGCAGCTTTAGTTAAGCTGTTATATGAAGAACTTGGTATGGGAAGGTGCTGGTGCGTAAAACGGTACAACACTCACCTCTTCAACCAGTTCCGGGTTACGCACAGGTATCGACCCCTATACAAAAACAAAGATCCACGCCTTATGGCCCTTGCTTTGGCCAACCGGTTTGCGCCAGTAGAGGAGGGAAGGCACATTGTCCTAGTGCGCCGCCACACCTGCACCTCTCAGTACTGCATCAACCCTGATCACTACTACTTCGGTACGGCTAAGGATGTGAAGCTTGAGCAGGCCAAGCGCCAAGGGAAAAAAATCAGCCCAGAAATCCTGACAGAAATCCGGACTCGGCGTGAGTCCAATAAGACCAAGTGGACTTATGAAAAGCTGGGCAAATTTTTTAAACTCCCCTACCATGTTGTTAGAAGAATTTGCTTAGAAGGCGCCTACACCAATGACCTCTGATACCAGCTCACCGCTTTCCGATAACTTGGAAGCAATCCTGAAACCGACAGGCGGACACAAAGAGCACATCCTTAAAACTCATAGCCAGCCCAAAGGGAAATACTGTCTATGGCACCGCAACGGAGAACCCACCCATTGGGACAACTTTGGACTCATGGGAGAATGTCGAGACTGTTTAGCGGAGATTCAACGTGGGCGCTGCACTGTTGACGTTTGTAACTTTGAACTGGATACCTACTGGACTGTTCGGAACTTCTGGCTAAAGGTCAATATCAAGGGACCAGATGAGTGCTGGCCATGGATGGGTGCAACACGCCGTAACAATCAAGAGACTGTTGCGTACATGCCAAGCCCATTTCATTCCGCCAAAACACAGTCTGCTTCCAGGGTGGCATTTTGGTTATCCCGTGGCTACACAGGGAAATATCGGGTGTTCCACCAAGAAGGTTGTGATGTTCTGTGCTGTAACCCCTTACATCTGCGCA